TCGTACAACGGTGTCACTATTGGTGGCTCGGGTGGCGGCACTTTGTGGTATGGACAAGGGGCTAACGGTGCCGGCGGCACGAATAGCGCCACACAAACAATCAAGGACGGAAACTTAGGTTCGTCCTTGGGCGGAAGCGAAACTGCACTAATTACACCGACTGTGTCTGCTGGCAGTGTGAATAACGTTGGTCTCCCTGGCGGCGGCGGCGCTGGCGCCCCATCAGGCGGAGCCCCGGCATACAACGGCATGAAAGGCGCTGGAGGGGCGGTAAGAATTTTGTGGGGAGATACGTTTGATTTTGTAAATCCTTCATCAGCTGTTTCTAGCAATACTATATCATTCTCTAGGTATACGACCAGTGCTACAAATACTATTACGTTACCGCAAGTTAAATTAGGGGACACAGTAATTATTATTGATTACGCAGAAAATACCACAGGTGCACCTACGGCAGTGACTCCGGCAGGTTTTGCTATCAGGCTGAACACTACAACAGGTACTCGCAGACTTACTACATATACTCGTCAAATATTGTCGTCGACTGAAAGTAACACTGTATTAACCTGTGCAAACGGCACTGCCAAAAATGCCAAGTTTGTTATTGTTATATCTGGTACTCGTGGAGCAAGTTATTCTCCGCGTGGCACAACTACTGTTGGTAACGGAGCTGTGGGATCGGCAACATCATATTCTTACACATACACAGAGTCTAACGTAGATGGATATGCACAAGGCTCATCGGTTGGGTTCTTGTTCTTTAATTCTACTAGTCCTATCAATGCAGCCACTGATATGACATTTGCAGATTCTATTACGTTGCCAGGGCCTGACGAAAACACATATGTCAAGATACAAGCATATCAGCAGACAACTGCAAATCTTAGTATTCCTGTTGCAACTTCAAATTTAGGTACTAACACCTATAATTTTTGGGTAACCAAATTCTTTTAACATAAGGTAAACATAATGTATACACGAATCATTAACAACCAACCAACTTGGCCATATACCCCAGCTGCATTACGTGCAGATGAATCGGGCACAAGTTTTCCTGAAACTATTTCAGAAGAGCTTCTTAACGAGTATCAAGTTTTCCAAGTGCATATTGATGCAATGCCGGAAACTACATACCAACAAGACGCAACACGCCAGGATCCGGTATTTAAAAACGGACAGTGGGTACAGCATTGGCTAGTAACCAATGCTAGTGCAGAAATTGTTCAGGATAGATACGAATCTCAATGCGCAGAAATAAGAAACATTCGTAACATTAAATTAACAGAGTGCGATTGGACACAAGGCAAAGACATTCCAGATTCCGTATCGTTGGTATGGCAGGGATATAGACAACAATTACGAGATTTAACTAGTCAAAACGGATTTCCGTTTTCTGTTGAATGGCCAATCGCCCCGTGATTATTGTCGCTGACAGCACAAAGTAACTTGTAAAATACACAGGTTACTAAATTCTTTTATCCGCGATTGGATAAATATAGTTAGACAAGAGACCGAACAGCTCTTGTCCCTTAAGGGAGTACATACTCAAAATGGCTAATCAAATCATTTTAAAGCGCAGTTCAACTGCTGGCAAAGCCCCAACTACAGCTCAGTTGGCGTTAGGCGAAATTGCTATCAACACACACGATGGCAAGATTTTTATCAAGAAAGATGACGGCGTACCTGCTGTTGTTGAAATTGGTGGTGTTACAAGTGTTAACACACAAACAGGCGATGTTGTATTGTCAACATCGGATGTTGCCGAAGGTTCTAATCAATACTTCACAACAGCTCGCGCTCGTACAGCATTAAGTGCCGGAACAGGTATTATCTATAACAGCACAACTGGTAACATCACTAACACTATTAGTCAGTATACCGATGCGTTGGCAGTTTCTGCTAATGCAAGTGCTATTGCTACTGCTAAGAACGAAGCGATTTCTGCCGCAGCAACTGACGCAACTACTAAAGCAAATGCAGCTAAAGACGCAGCTATTGCCGCAGTAACAAACGGCGCTGGCGCAGCGTTTGATACATTGAAAGAAATTCAAGATGCAATGGCCACTGACCCTGAATTAGCATCGGCTATCTCTGGTCTAACACACGCTGGTATTGCTGGTAATTTACCAGTAAGCAATTTGAACAGCGGTACCAATGCCACAGCAGAAACATTCTGGCGCGGCGACGGTACATGGGCAACCGGTGTTGCTGGTCCACAAGGCCCAGCAGGTGCTACAGGTCCACAAGGCCCAGCAGGTGCTACAGGTCCACGAGGCCCATCTGGTGACCCATTCAGTGGCGGCACATTTACAGGTCCAGTTGCTATGAATGCTGGCTTGACAGTAACTGGTAACATCACTGCCACAGGCGAAGTTACAGCTTACTACTCTGACGTTAACTTGAAGAAGGATATTGTAGAAATCACAGATCCAATCGCCAAGGTAATGGCATTGCGTGGTGTAACATACCGTCCAAACCAAACAGCGTTAGATTTAGGTGTAACAGACAAAGACGAAGTTGGTGTTATTGCGCAAGAAGTCGAAGCAGTATTGCCACAGTTGGTGTGCCCATCGGCGTTTGACGGTTACAAGACTGTTAAATATGACAAACTGACAGCATTGTTGTTGGAAGCAGTAAAAGCTCAACAAATGCAAATTGAAGCCTTAACAGCTCAAGTTGCAAAAATGAGCGGTCAATAATCAAAACAAAGGGAGACAATGTCTCCCTTTGATTGGTACATGTTGATACAATGGAAAAGGTGCGAAAGCACCTTTTCCATTGGAAACATTTAGATTAGCTGTTGGCTTCAATTAGCAAATGCAAAGCCGGCGGCAGACTAACAAAAAAAGCATGCCATTTTTTTAATTTTCTTAAATTGATTGCAGCAGATGTCTGATATTCTGGCTGTTGTGGATTATTAATTATACTCAGCATAGTAGCGCTATCAACCACAGTGCTATTGATCAGGGTGGACTTTATAACTGGGTCAGCTAGCAAACTGGCTAACAACGGGTGACCCCACAGTCCTTCATTGATCAAGCGTCTAGTTTCCAAATACCATCTTTCTGTATATGATATTGAATCTTTGTACAGTGTGTTTAATAGTGGATTTTGCAAACGGTAGTGCCAGCACTGTTGCATATTAACTTGACAGTGGGGCCCTGCATATATCTCAGGCTGTCCTAAAGTGTTTTTAATTACTTTTAACGCCATCTAACAAACCTTCTAATGCTTCTCGAAATCCACGACTGTTAAACATCTTGGCAGTATTACGATGCAGCGGTTGCGGCCATTCCCACAAGTTGACCCAGCAGTAGCCGGCGCTTTCTTCATCTATTGTAGGGACGAATTCATCTTCACACAAGATTAGATAACTAACATGTCTAAAACGTTTGTCGCGAGTAATAAAAGTATAAACATGACTCATGGCAATGGTGTTAGGCACACCCGGAAACCCAAGTTCTTCACATAGCTCGCGCTTTAGTCCTTCGAGGTCGCCTTCGTTACCATCTAGCTTGCCGCCCCAGAGTCCCCAACACATGCCACGAGTTTCCGAAGGACTACGAAGCTGCATCATTGCTCTTCCGGTATTCTTACTTACGATCAAAGCTCCTACGGCGCGCATTTTTTAATAGTGTCTGGTGATTGTTTATAAGAACCGTTTGCCCGTCGTGTAGCAACCATCTTTGCAATTGATTCTAGCGTATTAGTCTTCATCGTACCATTTGCCTTTTTAGTAGCTAGCGTCTTTTCAATTGATTCCTTAGTATGCTTGTGTCCACCACCATCACCATTTTCTGCTATCAGATTAGCCCAATCATCACTTTCAACTATATTCCATAATTCACTGTAATATATTCCAAGTTCTGCCACTTCTTCTTTTGAGGTGCATTCCTTAAGAATCTCAGTTTTGCAATTATCTCCCCGTACTTTCAGGTGCAGTTTCCAATATGTGCCAGAACCGGGATACTTGTATGGATCTTTGTTGATAGTCTTGCCGAGGTATTTTAGCCCAGTGATATTATGTGTCTTGACGTATAGATAAATAATCATGTTGATGGTTAAAGCAGGTAGGAACTAGTAATTCCGTGATCTGCACTATTACTTATGACTAGCGAGCCGTCAATTCACAATGCGCCAGTAGCCTTGTTCAAATACGCCTTCGATAGCTACTACCCAGTCAGCGCCAGTATAGTATAACTTGACCATTGTATTTGCATTGGTAGTATACGCAGGCGCGTTAACAGCACTTGCGTCAAAACTAACAATCCAATCGCTACCGTTGTATTCAATAATATCATTGGCATCGGCAACAACTGTACCCCATAAGCCTGTTTGCGGAATAGAGTCAGTTAGCAAGTATCGCTGACCTGCTTGCACCCCAGGGATATTACCATTACCCGGTGCGCTTCGTGTTGGGTCAATGATACCGTTGATCATGGTGATAGTATCGTTAGGAAGCGTAGCATTGTCAATGGTGTAAAATAGTAAATTCTCGTTGTTTGTGTTTTCGGTAACCTTTAAAATTACTTCATGCGGGTCCGCAGGATTACCTAGCTTTAGTCTAATTTCAGTAATACCATTTTTAAGTCCATCGTAATTGGCAAAGTGCTCGTTCCAACGTAACAGTGCTGGCACTACATTTTCTGTGTCAGTGGTAGTGTTGTTGCTTGTTAGCAGTTGTATAGAGTCACCAGTGACACGAATGTGTCGATCTTTAAACGTAATCCATTGACGTGACGCAATAGGATTGTTATTAACACCAATGGTAATGTCATCAATGAACTGATAGTCGCCGCTGATGTTGTTTAAGATACTGTGGATAAGAACTTGACGTTTAACTTTGGCAGGTGGTGTCAAGAAGATTGGCAACGAGAAGATCAAACTTGCAACATCAATGATGTCGTCAGTGCCCTGCGGAATACTACGAGCAGTCCATGTCACGTTGATCAATTCTACAACAGCCAGACTGGTCCAGTCGTATGGATTTTGACTGCTTTGTAAGTTTACAGACGGATTGAACAATAATAAAATCTGCTCAAGTAGTTGTAGCTTTTGTTCCGTATTACTGGTCCATACGTCTACGTTGATGGTTAAATCAAACGGGATTGGAGCATGACGTTCTAACGTATATGTTTCGGCAACCTTGTCAGTAAATGACTGTGCAACAGGATCATATGCTTTTTCGTAAATCTGTACACTGTCTTCAAACGCAGGAGTCATACGTCTTTCTGCATTAGGCACAAGCTCTGCAATATAGCAACTGATAGCAGGCACACTTAGGATTGTGTTTTCACTGTTGGAACGAAGAATGTGTTGGCTCATACGAGTTGTATCGCCATAACGGACAGGCACTTGATGATAGTTGTCTGCACCAGTTGCATCCTTGCCCATCTTTACAGAGAAGCCACCAAACAGTCGCATGAACTGTAGTAGCCATCGACGGATTTGATTGTCATAAAAATATTGTTGCATGTTATTCCTTTTCTATCCAAACACGCTTACCATCAACTAGCTTCCAAGTTTTACCTTTAGAGTTGGCTAGCTTTTCCTTAAGCTCAGGAGTTATTTCCCGTTGCTTACGATTTAAGCAGGTTTCTGAATGTCTCTGTTTATCTTCGTCTGACCATTTAGTAGATGGCTTGCCTTTTTTTGGATGGGGCTTTCCAAGCATAGGTCCTCCGTCCCGTCGAGCCCATCCACCATCGCCACCGTTATTCCTGCGCCTGGCATGAGCCGCTCTTTGTGAATTACGCATCTTTTCAATTGACTCTGCACTATGCGTCTTATTGTCCCCGGCCTCTCTTAAGTTATATACAGCATGGGTCGTTCTATACTGGTTTAGCCAATACTGCTCCTTGTGATTCAGTTCATTTAAGTCACTTGCAGAGTCAATTACTTCCCAGGTAAACATTTCAATCCCATATTTTCTCATGCTATTATATAAATGCAGTTTCTTGCCACTACGCATATCTGCTAAATGCCCGTACCAGCGCATCTTGGGATTCCGTTGCGCAGTTTGACCGATGTATAGTTTGCCATTGGTTAAATTGGTAATCTTATAAATGTGCATTAATTGTCTGCCTTGGGTTTTACAAATACACCACTTAGTGCTTGACGTTGTGCAATAGTTGTGCCGTCTGCGGTGGTAGTGGTTGCTGTGTTATTGATATACGGTCCTGCATTTGTTGCAGTAGTTGCCCAGCCATTTGCCGCAGAGTTGTCGGCTAGTCGATGCCACTTGTTGCCGCGATATACAAATAGTCGTTGTGGTTGGAAGTCAGTTCTAACAAACAAGTCACCTTGTGCTGGTGCAATAGGAAATGTCAAGCCAGTTGGGATGTTTGTAGTATCTCCACCTTGTGCTACATTTTCAGTAGTGGTAACAGAAATAACAGATTTACCAGAGCCGTCAAATCCTTCAATAACAGGAGCATAAGTTGCATCAGTAAATTCAGTGTCTTTATAACCAGCAGCTGGTGTAATTGCTTCTGCACTTGCAACAATAGCATTTGAAATTGCAATTTCTTTGTTGTATGTACTGAGTGCGTTTTTCAAGCTGTCTTCGTCTTCGGGGTCACCTAGCAAGCTACGATATTCTTGTGCGTCATTGATAGGTGCTGCTTTGATGCGCCACAAGTGCGGCCACCAAGTTGGACCAAAACCTTCAGCTGAGCGTGACGCATCTTGTACGGCATAAAATTTGTTAATGCTCTTTGCGTTAGCATCGAGTAGCAAGTCATCATTCAAGTGAGGTAGTTCAAGTACGTCACCTGCCATAAGTTTACGTCCAAGACGTTCTACCATTTCATTGGTGTGGAACGTGATGAACAGCGTGTCGGCATTTAAGAACAAACCAAATTGGCTCAGGTCAAAGTCCTGGTCGCTTACGTTGTAAGTGCCACGCAATTCGTAAACAGTTGTGTCATACACACGATCACGGTTTTCCATGAACAAAATGTCCTGGATGTCCATTTCATTGATTTCACCCTTTGCAGCCAAGTTAGGCTTAGCAGGATCAGATCCATCTTCTACGGCAGCTGGTCCAAGATATTTGTGGATCAGTATTGAGGTGCCGCCTGCACCCACAGCTTCGCGAATAACCCTATCCTGATAGTGGTAATCGTTTGTTTTGGCGTTTTTCCAAAGTGATAATTTAGGCATTTTTTCCCTGCAGGACCAAAAAGGCCCTGTTTCTTACTGTTATTTACCGGTTGACAGCCGATCCAAGATAAGTTATAATAGCAATATTGTCCCACTAAATGGAGTTAAAATGGCCACAGCAACCAAGAAAAAAGCAGCACCTGTAAAGAAAACACGAGTCACTGCCAAGCAAGTGAACGCACATCGCGGCCGTGGTGTCAAAGATTTTAGCCCAACATGGGAAGGTGCCGCAGAGTTTGCTGGCGATAAGTTTACCAAGCACTTTCGCAATGCAATGGAGTATTACCGCCTTGAATGTAGTGTAAAAGATTTGCGTCCAAAAGTTGCAGAGTGGATGGAAGCTGACGGCTACAAAAAAGATGCCATTGCAGAATTCCGGAAATTAAAAGACAGCCGTGTGAATACAACTTTAGTAGGTGTAGCCGCATGTTTGGTTCGCGGAATGCCTGCACAACACGAAGGCTTTAATCAAGGCCGTGACACTGCCGCTTGGTTGCGTAACGAAATTGCAAAAGCAGTCAAAGAAGGCAAAAACGACGTCGACGAAGCAGAAGTAGAAAAAGACGTTCCTGTTGTTAAAAAAGAAACAATCCAAGATCGGCTAGCTGAAAAGTTCAGCGAAACAATGGGCAATATTGAAGGTGCCATCGACGACTACATCACAGACGGCAAAGACCCAAAAGTGTTTCAGTTGCTGTCAGTTGCAAATATTGCAGTTCAGTACTCTTCTAAGATTGTTGACCTTATCCAACCCCGTATCAACGAACTCCATGAAGTTGTTGCTGGCAAAGACAGCCAAGTCATGG